CCGCCGTCCCTGTTTTATATATATATACGATCTTGAATCTGTCGCACATTGACGATCTTTAGCGGGGATTGGACGGGTTCCGATCCCCGGCGAAGATCACAGGACGGTCACGGGCGGCCTTGGTGGTGGCAGCAGCCTGGCCAAGTGCACTGCTCCAGCCAGGGCATACGCTCCGTCGATGGGGTCGGCACCGACGCGCCGGAAGGCGAAGGCGTCGCCGCGGTAAAGCTTCTGAGCCGCACCGACATGAGCATCGAGCAACGGATCACGCGGGTGGGACACGATGTTGGTGGCGACCGCGTCGCACAACCCCATCGCGACCGCTGTAACCTCGCCACGGATCTCAACCAGTTCGGTGCCACGCGGTGGCCACCCTCGGGTGCGCGAGGCCGTCAGATCGGCTGTGAGGGCCGCTCCAGGACCGTTCGGGAACCAGCCCAGCTGTCGCGGCCGGACCTTGGCGACCAGCTCGGGCAGCTCCTTGCGCACCAGCTGCGTACAGCCCCAACCGGACCAGGCGCCCAGGACCTCGACGTGGGTGGTCCCGTCGATGGTGCAAGCCGCGACCAGGCTCGCGTGCGACCCGTCCATGGCGATGTCCAGGCAGGCGACGACCCGCTTACGGTGCTCGGCGAGGTCGACGGGTTCGTCTGCGCCACAGCGCTTCCACGCGTCGGGGTCGATCGCAGGGTCCATCAGCCGGACCCGCATGCACATGACCTCGGTCCTGAAGTCGGCCATCTCCTGACCGCCCGCGGCCCTGGCGCGGATGGCGTCGCCCATGATGGCGTCCACGGGCATGCGTCCGCCCAGTGTCGGGTTCGCCATCGCGAGTGCTTCGATGTCTGTGGGGTCGGCTCCGTCTGGCGCGGACCACTCGATCAAGCCGAGCCTTGGGTCGCCTTCGCCGGTCTCGATGAAGTCCAGGGCGGACTTGCGCAGCTCGTCGAGCAGGATGCCGGTGTCGTCACCTTGATTGCTAATGCACACGATTTGCGCATCGACCACGGCGTTGGTGGCGAACTTGGCCGCGTTCCAGGCGGTCCGGTCCCGGTGCTGCCGGAGCTCGTCGATGATGAGCCGGTTGATGGTCAGGCCCCGGCCGGCGTTGGAGTTCGCGGCCGAGAAAACGTATTGGCCGCCGCCGTTGGTGATGAGCTTCTCCGAGCCCATGCCGGTGAAGACGGCCTTGTCCGGCATCTGCATTCTCAACACGTCGTTGTTCTGGGCGAGGTTGCACACGTGCTCCCAGATCTCCTTGGCCGTGGAGCGCTTGTTCGCCATCGACAGGACCGTGCCGACCTTGGCCTTGAACAGCCAGTAGAGCGTCAAGACTTTGATGAGCGTCGTTTTCCCGGCCTGGCGCGCCACGAGGATGACGACCACCCGGAACCGGGGCATGCCGTCCGGCAGTAGTTCCCCGGCGCGGATGACGGCTTCCTCCTGCCACGGGTCGAGCGGCAGTTCAACGATGTGCTTGGCGAAGCTGATGACCTCGTAGCCGTAGCTGGTCTCCGGCGTCAGCTCGACCAGCGGCGGAGTGACCAGGCGCGGAGTTTTTACACCCAGCACCTTTCCGGGCGCAGCAAGATCCCCACTCTGCATACATGCCAGTGTAGCCATATGCGCAGACACGCATATACTCGTCACGTGGGGATCTGGAACCAGGCAAGGCAGGCGTGGCAGAAGCTGCGCGCGTCCTGGTCCATCAGCGACCCCAAGATGATCGAGTTGTTCAACCTGGGCCCGCAGAACTACGCCGGAACAAACGTCACCGAGTATTCGGCCCTGGCCCTGTCGGCGGTCTACCGCGCGGTCGCCCTGATCTCCTCCACCGTCGCCTCTCTGCCGTTGCGCACGCAGCGGGAGGTGGACGGTACCCGTACCCGGGTCTCGTCGTTCCTCGACAATCCTGGCGGCCTTTACGGACCCACCAAGTACGAGTGGTCCGAGACCCTCATGCTGCATCTGCTGCTGCACGGAAACTGTTACCTGGCGCACGTCTACAACGGGGCGGGCTCGATCGTCGCCCTGGTGCCGGTGCACCCGCTGGCGGTCACCCCGGATTGGGAGACCGACGAGCACGGGCGGCGCACCGGGCGCAAGGTCTTCGACGTCACGCTCGACGACGGCACCCGGCCCCGGTTCACGCAGGACCAGATGACCCACATTCCGGCGCCGTCCTTGGACGGGCTGCAGGGCGTCTCGCTGATCTGGGTCGCGCGTAACAGCCTGGGCACCGCGATCGCGGGCGACAACGCCGCCGCGAAGTTGTTCGCGAGCGGCCCGCTTTACGGCGGTATCGCGACACCCGACGACGACATGGAAGAGGACGAGGCGAAGATCGTCAAGCAGTCGCTGAACGCCAACGCGGGCGGCTGGATGAACGCCGGGGAGATCGCCTTCATCAACCGTAAGATCAAGTTCCAGCCCTGGAGCATGAGCCTCGAAGACGCTCAATTTCTCCAGTCGCGCCAATTCCAGATCGAGGAGATCGCCCGCTGGTTCGGGGTCCCACCGCACCTCTTAATGCAGACTGAGAAGCAGACCTCTTGGGGCACAGGCGTTGCCGAGCAGAACCGGGGCCTTGCCCGCTACACCCTCACGGCATGGACGTCGCGCATCGAGCAGCGGCTGTCGCGCCTTCTGCCGGCGCCGCGGTTCGTCGAGTTCGACTACGCCGGTCTGCTCAAGCCCGCGCCGGAGCAAGAGATCCCGCTACTGATCCAGCAGGTTCAGGCGGGGCTGATGACGGTCAACGAGGCACGCCGGATCCGCGGCATGGATCCGATCGAGGGTGGCGACGAATTGGCTGGGCCACAACAGGTTTCACGTGAAACCGAGCAAGAGGCGGTGCCAGCATGAGCATCGACCTGTCCCGCCTCGAGGCCTTGGCCGCACGCATCCCGCGGCCGGTTGTAAATTCTTTTACACGCGCGCACTGGTACCGCTTCGACAACGCCAAGGGTGAGCGCGCCGAACTTTCCATCTACGGGCCCATCGACGACTGGGAAGGCGTCTCCGCCGCGAACTTCGTGCGGGAGCTGAAAGCCGTTACGGCATCGGCGATCGACCTTCACATCAACAGCCCTGGCGGCTTGGTGTTCGACGCCGTTGCCATCTACACCGCGCTGAAGCGCCACCCGGCAGAGGTCGACGTCCACATCGACGGACTGGCCGCGAGCGCCGCGTCTTTCGTTGCCATGGCTGGGGACTCGGTCGAGATCGAGAAGCCAGCCAAGATGATGATTCACGATGCGCGGGGTGTCGTCATCGGCAACAGCGCGGACATGCGCGAGATGGGTGATCTTCTCGACGAGCTGTCGGACACCATCGCGGACATCTACGCCGAGCGCACCGGAAAGCCTGCCGCGCAATGGCGTACGGCCATGGGCAAGGACACCTGGTACTCCGCCGAGCAGGCAGTCAAGGCCGGTCTAGCAGACCGCGTCGCAGGTGGGTCATCTGACTCAGGTGTTCAGGATCGAACACCTGCCAATTCCCTTAAGTCACAACTGATTCGGGCGCGTGCCCGTGTAGCCCTGGAGAGGGTGAGATGAGAACCATAGAGGAAATCTATGCCTCGATGCAGGGCATCATGGACGGCGCCGAGGGTCGAGACCTTACCGCCGAAGAGATCGCCACGTACGAGAACCTCGAGGCCGAACTGTCCGGCACCAAGCGGCAAAGCGAGATCCGGGCACGGCACGACGCCTACTCGACGCCGGTCGCTCCGGCGATCCACGTCGGCATCCCCAAGCCGGACAACGGTTTGGACCAGGCGTTCAACGCCTACCTTCGTACCGGGGTGCCCAACGCGGACATCTCCGGCCTGCGTGCCACCAACGCGCAGAGCGAGGGGTCGTCGACGGCCGGCGGCTACCTTGTCCCGTCCGGCTTCCGGCAGAAGATGATCGAAGTCCGCAAGGCCTTTGGTGGCTTCGCCGCCGCAGTCGAGGAGATCGACACCCCGACCGGCGGGCCGCTGGAATGGCCGTCCAATGACGACACTGCCAACACTGGCGACATCACCGCCGAGAGCGCGGCCGTCGCGTCGGGCGCCGATCTGGTGTTCGGCACCGTAAGCGTCGGCGCCTATAAATACACCTCAGCCGGCGCGGGTTCGAACCTTCCGCTGCGCGTTCCTGTTGAGCTGATTCAGGATTCGGCGTTCGACATCCAGAGCTTCATCGCCCGCAAGCTCGCGATGCGCATCGCCCGCAAGCAAGCCGTGCACTGGGTCACCGGCACCGGCGTGGGACAGCCGCTGGGCATCGTCGCCGCAAGCCTTACCTCCGACCGGGATTTGGACACCGCGGACAGCCCAGACTACGAGGACCTGGTCGAGTTCCAGGACCTGCTGGACGAGGAGTACACCGGCACCGCGTCGTGGCTGATGAAGAAGAACACCTGGTCTCAGCTGCGCCTGATCGTCGACCTCAACGGCCGTCCGATCCTTCAGGAGGCCAACGACTCGATCACGGGCCTTCCGCAGCGTCGCCTGCTCGGCTCTCCGGTGATCATCGACGAGGCGATGCCGACGCTGTCGAGCGCGGGCGACACCTACTGCATGGCCTACGGGGATTTCCGTGAGGCGTATGTGATTCGCCGCGTCCGCGACTTCACGCTCGTGGTCAACCCCTACAGCCGGGCCAGCAACGGCGAGATCGAGTACACCGCTTGGGAGCGCGCGGACGGGACGGTCCAGAACCGTTCGGCCTACAAGATCATGCAGAACAACACTTAGGAGACAGTCGATATGAGCACCACTGTCCGATGGGACATGGCAGGGGCAACCAAGATTGCCTCCTCGAAGGTGACGATCGCCTCGGCGACAACGACTTCCTTCGACTTCGGCACCCCGGATGACATCAACCTCGCGGCCGTCTCCGGCTACACGCCCGGCGACCGGATCCTCGCGGTGATGACCGCTTCCACAGCGGGCACAACGGATTCGCTGACATGGGTCGTCCAGGACGCCCCGGACTCCAGCGGCTCCATCGGCACCCCGGCCACTGCCGTGACTGCCGTGGTCGCCGGAGCCTTGGCAGCCGGCACCGGTGACGACTACTCGGCGTTCGCCGTCCAGGTCCAGCCGGGCCGTCCGTGGCTCAGGTTCCGCGTCACCTCCGGCGGCGCGACGGACACCTTCGTCACCCACTGCTCCGTGTACGCCGTACCGAGCAACGTCTAGCGCCGGGCGGACTCGATGACCTGGAAGCCGCTCTACGCCTCAGCCGAGGACCTGAAGACGTTCCTGAACATCAACGTCTCCGACTCGGTCGATGACGCGTTCCTGGCCCTGGCCGTCGAGTCCTCCTCGCGCTCCATCGACGTCGCCTGCAACCGCCAGTTCGGCAAGGTTGCTGTTGCGGAGCAACGGTTCTACACCGCCGCTTGGGACCGTACCCGGTGCCGTTGGGTGGTGCCGATCGACGACCTGATGAGCGTCACCGGGCTCGCCGCGGTCACCCTCGACTCGGACGGCAACGAGGTTGGCGAGATCGACGACTACGTGCTCGAGCCGCGCAACGCCGCGCAGACCGGCCGACCCTGGACCCGGATGATGGTGCGGCCCAACTCGGCCCAGGTCCCCACGGGTGCGACGGACGAGGTTGCCATCACCGCGTCTTGGGGCTGGACCGCTGTCCCCGACGCGATAAAGCAGGCGTGCCTGTTGCAGGGCAGCCGGTTCCATCACCGGCGCGAATCCCCTTACGGCATAGCAGGTTCGCCCGACGTGGGTTCGGAGCTTCGGTTGCTGGCCCGGCTCGATCCCGATGTGGCCGTGATGGTCGGCCCGTTCCGGCGTTGGTGGGGTGCGGCATGAGGCTTGCCGAAGTGATGGATGAGATTGCGATCCGGCTGCGCAGCATCACGCAGTTTCGCGAAGTCGCGGAATGGCCGAAGGCCTCCGTCACCCCGCCGGCCGCGGTCGTGGCCTACCCGGAGAACTACAACCCGCACGCCACCTACGCGCGTGGCGCGACAGAACTGAAGCTGCCCGTGTTCGCGGTGGTGGCCAAGATATCGGAGCGCTCCGCCCGCGATGCGCTGTCGCAGTTGGTCGACGGGCCCACGTCGGTGATCACCGTCCTGGAGTCGGGAACCTACACCGCTTTCGACACCATCACGGTGTCCAATGTCGATTTCGACACGGTAACCATCGGCGGAACCGATTACATCACAGCGGTTTTCGACTGCGACATCGTTGGATCAGGAGCATAGCCATGGCTTTCAAGCACGGAAGAGATACATACCTCAGCCTCAACGGCAGCGACCTTTCGGCCTACTGCAACACATCCGAGCTGGAGGTCGGCTCCGACGAGCACGACGTGACGACCTACGGTAAGGATGACCACGTTTTCGCGGGCGGTCTGCTCAACGGCAAGGCAACAATGGGCGGCATTTACGACGACGGGGTCGCGGGGCCCAAGGCGGTCATCGAGCCGCTCATCGGGACCGTGGTCACACTGATCCGCCGGCCACTGGGCACCGGCTCGGGCCTGAAGCAGGAGTCGCTGAGTGTGCTCGTGAAGAGCTACAAGGAAACCAACCCGGTAGCGGACATGATCGCCTGGACCTGCGAGATGACCAAGTCCGACGCGATCACCCGGACCACGCAGGCATAAGGAGCTGAACGATGGCACTCGCTACCGATCTGAGCGTGCGGCTCGCAGCCACGCTGACCAACCCGCTGGACCTCTCCACGCCTGCCGACGCGTTGGTCAAGGCGGTCACGCTGGCCCTGACCAGTGGCACCGGAGCCAGCCAGGCCAACATGATGTGGCACGACCAGCGAACTCTGAGCGCTTCCGCGACAGAGAACCTGGACCTGGCGGGGTCGCTGACCAACGCCTTCGGGACGACGCAGACCTTCGCCCGGATCAAGCTGGTCCTGGTGTCGGCCGCGGCGGCAAACACCAACAACGTCAACGTGATCCGCGAGGGCACCAACGGCGTACCGCTCTTCCTGGCCCTGGGCGACGGCATCCCCGTGCGTCCCGGTGGTGTGTTCCTCTGGGCCGCAACAGACTCGACAAGCGTCGCGGTCACCGCCGGAACCGGGGACCTGTTGACCGTCACCAACTCGGCCGGCTCGACGTCGGTCACCTACGACATCATCATCATTGGGGCATCGGCATGAAGATACTCAGCAAAGAAGAGCTTCTGGCCAACCGTGGCCTGCCCGAGGACGTCGTCGAAGTCCCCGAGCTGGGCGGCGCGGTCCGGGTGCGCGGCTTGTCGCGTAAGGAGTTCCTGCGCCTCAACGAGGGCGACGACGGGTACGACTTCGAGGACCGCGCACTCGCCGCGGGGATGCTGGAGCCGAAGCTGACCATCGAGGAGGTCTCGCAGTTGCGCGACCTCTCCCCGGGCATGGAACTGCAAGAGGTCGTCATGAAGATCAACGAGCTGTCCGGGGTCGGCAAGGACGCTGCGAAGGCCGCCTACAAAAGCCTTTGAGGCCAACCCAGATCTTGAGTTCGACTACTTCCTCACGCAGAAGCTCGGAGGGATGACCGTCGAAGAGATGCGCGAACGGATGTCCAGCCATGAATGGCTTCACTGGAACATCTACTACGCGCGGATCGCACAACAGCAAGAGCTACGCGCGAAGGGGTGAGCGATGACGGAGATTGTCGCACCGATCCGCATCGAAGGCCTCGCCCAGTTCTCGCGGGCACTGCGCAAGCTCGACGCCGACGCGCCCAAAGGGTTGCGGCTGGCGTTCAACGAGGCCGCAGACGTCGTCATCGCCCGGGTGCGGCCGAAGGTCCCCACGCTCTCCGGCCGTGCGAGGCGCAGCGTCAAGGCCAAGTCCACGCGCACGCAAGCCCGGGTCGCGGTGGGTGGCCCGAGCGCGCCTTACTTTCCGTGGCTTGATTTTGGTGGCAGGGTCGGCCGGCGCAAGCGCACGGTGCGCCCGTTCATCAAAGAGGGCCGCTACCTGTTCCCCGGGTTGAGCGAGAGCCACCGTGACGTCCAGGCGGTGCTGGAACGCGCGCTCTCCGGCGTCGTCCGGTCGTCCGGGCTCGAGGAGACCTGATGGCCAACCAGGTGACGCTGACCTTCGCGGGCGACGCGAAGGCGCTCGAGCGTGCTGCAGCTGCCGCCAAGGCGGCCATTGATGGTGTCGGCAAGCAGGTCAAGGATTCCGGCGACCAGTTCCAGGCCGCGGGAAAGGACGCGGCCAGCTTCCGCGACCGCATGGACCGCTTGGGGTCGAAGACCTTTGAGACCGTCAGCTCGCTCGACGCGGCCAAGGGTGCGATCGAGGACCTGATCGACGCGCAGCAGGCCGCCAAACAGGCCACCGTCGACCTCAGGCAGGCGCAGGAGGACCTCAACCAATCTCAGCTGGACGCCAAGCAGGCGGCCCGCGACGGCGCTCAGTCGGTGCTCGACATCGAGCAGGCGATGATCGACGCCGACGCGGCGCAGCGCGACTACAACGCGGCGGTCAAAGAGTTCGGTGCCAACTCGATCGAGGCACGGCAGGCGGCGCTGGACATGAAGCAGGCGCAGGAAGACGTGAACCAGGCCAACCTGGACGGCCAGCAGGCGACCGCGGACGCCCGGCAAGCCAGCATCGACGCGCAGCAGGCCGCCGTCGACATGGCACAGGCGCAGCGTGAGTCAGCCGACGTCACCAAAATCATGTCGATGGCCATCGCCGCGGCGACCATCGCGCAGCTCGCGTTCAACGTCGCCATGACCCTCAACCCGATCGGCCTTGTCGTTGTCGCCGTTGCGGCCCTGATCGCCGCGATTGTGTTGATCGCGACAAAAACTACGTGGTTCCAAGACCTTTGGAAGGTCGCCTGGGGCTGGATCAAGAAGACCGCGATGGACGTGTGGGAGTGGCTCCAGAAGGTGCCAGGCATGCTCGGCGACGCCTTCAAGCGCGTCGTCGAGTTCATCTACGCGCCGTTCCGCACCGCGTTCAACCTCGTCGCCAAGGCGTGGAATGCCACGATCGGGAAACTGAGCTGGACGGTGCCGGGCTGGATCCCAGGCATAGGCGGCAACACCATCTCCGCCCCGAAGCTGCCCGTGTTCCATCAGGGCGGGGTCATGCCCGGCGCCCCAGGCAGCGAAGGTCTGGCGCTGCTAAAAGCCGGGGAGAAGGTCACACCCGCCGGCCAAAGTGGCGGATCAATGACACTTGTGGTCACCAGCGAAGGCGCGTCCGACATGGACCGCCTGTTCGTGGCCATGATCCAGCGGCTCGTGCGTAACGGGCAACTCAAGCTCGTGCGAGCATGACCATGGATGTCTTGTGCCACCATGTCGAGCATGAGGAAGCCCTTCGCGATCATGCTGTGCCTGGTCCTGGCTCTGGTCCTGCCGGGGGTCGCCATGGCTAAGCAGGACGTGCTGGTGGAGCTGTTCTACTCGGGCGCATGGCATGACGTGTCCAGCCGCGTCTACACCCGCGACCCGATCACCATCAACCACGGTGCGGGCGACGAGCAGACCGGCGTCGTCCCTTCCGACGCGTCTCTGACCTTCACCAACCGTGACGGGGAGATGAACCCGGAGAACAGGAAGTCCAGCCTGTTCGGGTTGATCGGCCGCAACACCCCGGTCAGGATCACGGTCGGCACCGACGTCCGCTTCTCCGGGCAGGTGGTGTCGTGGAAGCCGCGTCGCGCCAAGGGAAAGCTCGACGCCACCCGGGGCGACGCGTGGGTCGCGGTTCAGGCGCAGGGCACGATACGGCGGCTGGGCCAGGGCGAGCAGCCGGTCGAGTCGGCGATGTACCGGGCGTACTCCGCGTCCAGCCCTACCGCCTGGTGGCCACTGGAGGATGCCTCGTCCGCAACGCAGGCAGCGAGCGCGGTCAACGGCGTCGAGCCGATGGTGTTGTCCGGCAACGGCTTAACCAAATTCGCCGGATTCCCCGGGCCGCCCGGGGCGGCATCGGCCGCAGACACGTCACAGACCGGGACGTCCGCAGATGTGATGCAGGGCTTCATTCCTGAGGTCTCGGCGACCAGCTGGCGCGTCGAGTTCTCGATGATGTACCGCACCACCGACGCCAGCTACAACGTGGGAATGCCCGGATGGTCGACCAGGGGTGAGGTCGAACTGTGGTACCTGGACCAGAACGAGGCCGGCACGGGCCTACGGCTGTTCTACATCGACTCGACCGGCATCCAGACCGCCGGGACGGCCGCGGGCGTGGAGAACAACGATGGCCTGTGGCACCTGTACACGATCGTCGGCGAGCAGTCGGGCAGCGACATCGCGGTGGAAGTGTTCGTCGACAACGTCTCGGTCCTGAGCGCGACCGTCACGAGCCGAGTCTTCGGCGTGCCGTTCGAGATCTCCGGCCAGGCGGGAATCTTCTCGCCGGATCCCACGGCCACCGGGCTGAGCCACATCGCCGTGTGGACGCCGGCCTCGGTCGTGGACACCTACCCGGCGTTCACCGGACACAGCGGCGAGACGGCCGGTGAAAGGTTCACGCGCCTGTGCGACGAGGAGGGGATCAGCTCCACGATCGTCGGGGCCGAGGCGGACACTCAACCGATGGGCCCGCAACCCGCCGAGACGTTCTTGAAACTGCTGGACGAGGTTGCCCGGACGGACGCCGGAATCATCCATGACACCCGCGATGAGTTGGGGTTGACGTTCCGGACCGGCCGGAGCCTAATGAATCAGTAGCACTGATCAAAGGTCTTGGCCCAGAATTGATCTGAGAGCGTTGTACCTGATGGGAGGGGTCATGGCCTCGGTGACACTGGACTTCGACGCCGGTCAGATCGCCGAACCCCTCGAACCCGACATCGACGACCTCGGGAGGGTCAACGTCGTCGTGGCCAAGCGTCGCAACGGAAGCGAGGTCACCGCCTCCGACACCGATGGACCGCTGGGCACCGACGCCATCGGCACCTACCGGTCGCGAGTCGACGTCAATCCCGAGACCGATGACGTTCTGCCGCAGCACGCCAGCTACCACCTGATCCTGGGCACCGACCCCGACCCCCGCTACCCCGAGGTGAGCGTCGAACTCACCGGACAGGACAGCGGCTTCATTGCGGACGTGTCCGCAATCGACATCGGGGACCTGATCTCGCTGCAAAACATCCCCCCCGAGCTGGGGCAGGCCGCCGTGGACCTGCTGGCCCGGGGGTACACCGAAACCATCGGCTCGCACAGGCGCGTGATCGCCTTCAACACGCGCCCCGGCGGGATCCTGACCAACGTGGGCCAGCTCGACGGCGGCGCGTCGGCGTGCCTGCAGACAGCCGGCGCGCACTGCTCGGACATCACCGCCGAGGCGCGCACGTTCAACGTGGCCACCGACTCCGGGCCGGTCTTCACCACCAGCCCACCCGCGGGTGCGCAGATCGTCGTCAACGACCGGGAGGTCATGACGGTCACCGCGATCTCCGGCGCCTCGAGCCCGCAGACGTTCACCGTCATCCGTGACCCGGACCAGCGTGTGGCGCACGCCGCCGGCTCATCGGTGAAGGTGTACCGGCCGCTACGGTTGACACTCTAGATCCACATGTTCATATGCGCATGGATGACATATAGTCGCTGGTGTGGCGTTCAGCAGCTATCCCGGTGCGCTCGAGGAGTTGACGGCGGCAAAGCTCCAGGCGCTGATCAGTGAGCTACGCCCGGTCTCAGCATCCAAGGCGGGCAACACCTCGCGCGCCAGCACCACCTCACCCACCGCAGACCCCGACCTGGTGCTGGCCCTGGCGACCGGTGGCACCTACGAGGTCACCGGGTGCCTGATCGTCTTGACGGCGGCCAACGCGGCCGGCGACTTCATCTACGGCTGGTCGTGGACCGGCACCATGAGCGTGGTGCTGGGTGGCGTCGGGCCGCACAACTCGCTCGCGTCAGGCTCGTCGGCCGATGGCGAGTTCACCTACCTGCCGGCGGATTCGTCGAGCCCCAGCACCACCATGCCGTACGGCTCGAGCGCCGCCGGGGTCAACATCGCGGTGAACACGCGGGTAGTGGTCACGACCGGCGGCAACCTATCGCTGATCTGGGCCCAGCTGGCGTCCAACGCCAACAACACGACCCTGGCCGCGGGCTCGTGGATCACCGCGCGCAGGACGGCGTGACGGGATACCCAGACCCTCGACGGCGAAGCGGGCGTCAGCCTCGGCCCGGTCGGCCTGCTCAGCCGCGCTGTGTGCCCAGTCGTCCAGGTCGTCCTGGAGGGCCACGGGCAGGGGTGCAGCCCACCCGTGGCCTTCGGCCACTTCCAGCCGGGCGGCCTGCCCGTCTCCGACCGGTTGCGCCATGACCAGCACGATAACGCGTATCCGAAGACATGTGAAGCTCTTCATAGGCAGAATGTCATAGGGATGGGAAAGGCTTCAGCGGTCTATGTACGCGACGGTGATCTCGCGCTCTGGGCGCGCGCCGAGGCATACGCGCGGCGTAAGCGCATGCCGATGTCAGGGCTGATCATGACCGCGCTCGAGGAGTACCTTGCCCGTCACGGCGAACCAGACGAAAGGGTTAACCGGGAAGGTTGACCCTGCACCGCCGTAACGGCGGTGCAGGTACCGCCACCAGCCATCGGACGGGGCCGACCATCACCTGATCGAAATCCCTCCATGTGCAGAAGATCACCGATCTTGTGGGCGCCCACAAAGTGGCTGGTCGCCAAGCTTGCGCAAGTCCGCAACCCTGATGCGTGAGAAGATCGGGATCAGGCGGAACTTCCGCTTTATCTGGATCTTGAGATTCGGCACCCGCGTGCCGAATCCGTCACGCCGTGACGGATCTCTGACCGACAAGTCGGCAGGGATCTTGCCGACTTGTCGATCTAGTCCATAGGCGTCATGCCATGACGCTTACGCCGATTGCGCAAGATCGCCTGCACAATGCCCTCGCGCGCGTGGGGCGGACCTTTGCCGAGGTCGGCAAGATCACTGATCATGAGACCCTCGGCGTTGGCCGTTTCCTGAAGAAATTCCTCGCGCGCCCGGGGCGGACCGCGGTTCAAATTGAACCACGCGAGAATCGGACGTACCCCCCTCGCCGCCCGGGGTACTCGCGACGGAGTAACCCTGTGTACCCCTCGCGCGCCGGGGGCGGACACTCTGTTCCGAATCGAAACGGGCTATCCCGACATCGCTGGTCCGGGGCGGACACTGCGTTCTAGAACGTAGCAAGGGTTTTTGCCGGAGCCAGCAAAAAGGGGTACCGCGTGGACGGTACCCCTTGCGAAGGGTACGCACATTCTGCGTACCCTTCGCCGTTAGAAACTAACGATTCCGCTGCCTGGTCCTGGCCGCACGCTTGGCCCTGGCGCTGCGCAACCCCGCCTCGGTCAGCTCGCCGTCCTTGGCCACCAGCCGCAGCTTCGCCTTCCCCCGAGGCGTCTCCTCGCGGCGCTTGTGCTCCGCCATGACGGCGAACGCGACGTCCAGCGCGGCATGCTCGAAGCGCTCCAAGGCGACCGCCTTCATCCGGCCGAGCCCGCCCGGGGGCATCGTGCGCAACCGCGCCAAGGCGAGTACGAGCTTCACCGGGCTCTCCTGCGCGGCGCTCACTGGTACGCCTCGCGGACGTGGCCGAGAAGCCGGGTGCCGATCGGCACCGACTCGACGCCGGGCGGGTACTGCACAGCGGTGAAGTCGCCGCAGCTGCACACCCAGGTCCAGTGGTCCGGGCGGCCCTCCGGCGCGACGGTCAGGGCGTGGCTGGCCTTCATCTTGCGTAGTTCGGCGAGCTTGGCGTCGATGCGCTCGAGCAGCTCACGGTCGATGCGTAGGATCTCCTCGACGCTGAGATCAGATAGGTCGCCATCGTTGGGTAGATTGGACATGGGCCGGACCTCCATCCGGTCAAGGGTCCGGAGTCCGGGTGTTGCTGCACCCGCCGGACCCGCTTTATAGGGCTTGTACCAACTTGTGAGACATGCAGTCCTGACTGTCTCACTAATAGTGTAGCCTATGTCCTATGCAGAGCACGGACATCAACCTTTCGGCCATCGAGTATCTTCGCGTCAGCTACGACGCGTCCGGACGCGAGCGGTCCCCGCAGGAGCAGCACGCCGACAACGTCGATGCCGCACAACGGCACGGCTGGCTACTCGGCCAGTCCTTCAAGGACATCGGCTCCGCCTCGCGCCACGCGAAGAAGGCGCGTGCCGACTTCGACCGGCTGGTGATCGACCTTCAGGCCGGCAACCTCGACGACAACGTTTTGATCCTCTGGGAGAGCAGCCGTGGCTCTCGGAAGTTGAGCGAATGGGCGCAACTGCTCGAGCTGTGCCGGGAGCGCAAGGTGAAGATCTACGTCACCAGCGACAACCGGATCTACGACTTGACCAACGACCGAGACATGTCGTCCCTACAGGAGGACGGCATCGATTCGGAGCGGGAAAGCGCGAAGATATCCAAGCGTGCCAAGCGTGCCCGGCCTGCCGATGCCGCAGCCGGACGACCCAACGGCCCGACACCGTACGGATTCCGCAGGGTCTACAACGAGGCCACAGGCAAGCTGGAGGCGCAGGAGCCGCATCCCGAGGAGGCGCCGGTCGTGGCCGAGTTGTTCGCCAAGCTCGCCGCCGGGCACTCGCTGAAAGCCATCGCCCGCGAGTTCGCCGCCCGCGGCATCCGGCGTCGTGAACGGATCGACAAGGAGACCGGGAAGCCGTTGCCACGCCAGCCCTTCAGTGCCCAGCACCTACGCGTCCTGGCGCTGTCCCACTGCTATATCGGGGAAAGGGAGCACGTGCCAGACCGGGTGGACCGGCGGATACCCGAGGGCAAGGAGCCAACCTACTCCCCTGCGATGTGGCCGTCGCTGGTGAGCCGGGAGACGTTCTTCGCCGTGAAGCGGATCCTGCTGGATCCCAAGCGCAGCACGACCCGACCCGGGCGCGGTATCCACTTGTTGAGCATGATCTGTGTCTGCGATGTCTGTTCCGGGCCGCTCGCCGCGCTCGTCGGAAAGAAGGGCCGGGAGCCCGTCTATCGGTGTCTCGACGCTGGTCACGTCTCCATCGCCTACGCGGAGTTGAACAGCGTCGCCGAGCAGCTGATGATCGCCTACCTGAGCCGCAAGGACAACTACCAGGGGCTGAGCGCGAAGGCGGACACCGAGGCGGCCGAGGTGGCGCGGGAGCAAGTCCGCGTCATCCGCAAAGAACTGGACGACCTCGCCGACAAGGTCGGCCGAGGCGAACTTTCCGCCGAGCTGGCCGCACGCGCCGAGCCTGCCATCAAGAAGCGGCTCAAGGCCGCCGAGGCGCGTGAGGTGGAGTTGTCCACGCCGGGCAAGCTGCGCGGGTTCGTCGGGCCCAAGGCCAAAGTCACCAAGACATGGAAGGAGTCGCCGATGTCGGCCAAGCGTGGTGTCGCGCGCATCCTGTTGTCCCCCGGCGCCTTGGGCCAGCTGAGGGTGACCCGCTCGCCGTTGAAGGGCATCAGCGTTCCGGTGCAGGATCGAATCGTGTGGAGGAGGGAATCATGAGGCGAGAGATATCCAGCGGGGTTTACGTCCTGCGGGTGTACTGCGACCTGTGCACCAAGGAAGGCAGGCCCAAGCCGGGCAGGTTCGGCGACGTGGCGATTATGGCGTGGGGGCCGCAGACGCGCCGGGGCGTTTGGTACGCACAGAACCCGCGTGGCGACGTCAGGCGCAAGGTCGGCAAGTGGGCGTTTGTGACCTTGTCGGACCCTCTCGATCCGGACTTCGAGCTACCCCCCGCCTGGTTGCGGGCCTACTGCCGCCACCACGGATGGCGTTACGTGGCAATGGAAGAACTCATTCCCCATCTTGGCCGTAGCCGCACGTGTGTGCTAACGTCGAGAGCAGATCCCTTATAGGCTGCCAGCGCTACTGCGTGTGACCCGGATTGGCAACCGGTACAAACCCTTCAGGAGGGTGTGTACCGTGCCATCCAATGTGGCAACCGTGCGCAAGGCGCATGCCCGGATCGGCGGCCTGGTCAAGAATGACGCCGGTCCGGAAGAGATCGAAGAGGCTCGCCGCGAGCTGAAGGCCATCAAGGCCGAGGAGTACATCCGCGAGGTCGTCGAGTCCGCACCGCCGTTGACCCTCGAGCAGATCGAGCGGCTTCGTGCGTTGCTCCCCATCGGGAGGGCGGACTGATGGACACATACGAAAGGGCCGCCCTGGAGTCGGGCGGCCCCGCCTACGCATTCCCATCAAGCATCCCCAGTATAACCGCCCGGCCGACAACCGTTGTCGTCCCTGACGGCCAGCGCTGCCTCATCTGCTACGGCCGTGCACGCAACGGCGCCATCGTCCACAACCCCACCTGCCCCGACTGGCGGGCACCGGGTAGGACGACCACCGGCACCGCACGGGAACGCCGTCAGGCCGCCCTCGACGCCCGGGGCCGCTACGAGCTGTTCTTGTCCAAGCTCGGTCCGGCTTTCCGGCGCGACCGCTGGGAATGCCCAAGGTGCGGCGACACACGCCACGGCGGCCTCCGGGTCGATCCCGGGCCGGACGGGTCGGTCCTGTTTTGGTGTTTTGAGTGTTGCCAACGGGTCCGCGACGACCGCGTCCAGCTGCGCGGGGTCCGGGACGAGATCCTTGAAGCGGTCGGCCTCGCCTGGTCCGATGTGCTCGCCTCGGCACCGAAGCGCACGTCGCACATCCCGGAGTGGTGCTGGCCGGAAGGCGCGGTGGCCCGATGAGCGATGTGATCTGGGGCGACTCGTCGGAAATTCCCAACGGATTGGAGAATTCCGAACCGGAAGCGTTCGACTCGTGGGCGCCGATCGACCTCGGGCCCTACCTTCGAGGCGAAGTGGTCCGCCCGACCCCGACCGTGGGTATAGCGCGGGCGGACGGACTCCGGATGCTCTACCCCGGCAAGGAACACGCCGTCATCGGGGAGATGGAATCCGGTAAGAGCTGGTTCGCGCTAGCCAGCGCCGCCGCCGAGCTGGACGCCGGAAACACGGTGGACTACCTGCACTTCGAAGAGTCGGACCCTTCCGACACCGTCGATCGGCTACAGGCGCTAGGCGTGCGGCCGTACCAGATCGAGAAGCTGTTCCGGTTCGTGGCACCGCAGCGCAAGGTGAGCGTTGACGCGCTGAAGACCCTGCTCGACCCTGCACCGACGCTGGTCATCCTCGACGGCGTCAACGAGGCCATGTCGATGCACGGATGGGGCATCCGCGAGGAAGACGGCGCCGCACAGTTCCGCCGGCACCTGGTGATGCCCTGCACGCGAGTAGGTGCGGCCGTCCTGTCCTGCGACCACGTCGTCAAGGACGCGGAGCGACGCGGGCGCAACGCCATCGGATCGATTCACAAGGGCAACGGCCTGTCCGGGTCGCTGATCCTGCTGGAGAACGCCGAGCCGTTCGGCCGTGGCATGAAGGGCCGATCCCATGTGTACGTCACCAAGGACCGACCCGGTCACCTTCGCAGCAACGGCAAGGCGGACAAGAAGATGCCCGGCAAGACCTATATGGGCTCGCTGATGGTCGACGACGAACAGGTGTACTCGCCGGACCTCGTTTTCAAGTTCTGGGCGCCGAATGACGAGCCCTTGGAAGGGGAGATGCCACCAGCTGCCCAGGATGTCGATGATCATGTCGTCGCTACGGTCAAATCCATCGTCGACAAGGGTCAGGACGCGAATACCCGCGCGGTGCGCGCGATGGCCGGGTGCCGTGCGGCGGAGGTCGACGCGGCGCTCGAGCGGCTGGTGATAACTGGCCGCCTTCAGCGGAGCGTCGGAAAACGAGGCGCACGGCTTTTCACCGTGTCCGGAGATCAGCTTTCGGAGAGTGCCGAATGACTCCCCTCGACCGTGTCCGCGACCGTGTCCCTATAGAGGGGGGACACGGGACACGGTCACAGACAGACGGCTCGACCGTGTCCGGGACACAGTGGGACACGGTCGGACACAGTCACGATTGCATTCAAGATGAGCTATCCCGACGCTTCCACGCACAGATCGAAGCGGCCAAGGCCAAGCTCGCGGCGAAGAGACGGCAACGGCAGGAGAAGAAGCGCAAACGCGACGCCGGACTCAGGCTCCGGCACGCCAGCAAGATGAGGAGGATCAACCCATGATCTGGCCCAGGCGCGACTGATGAGCAAGGCCTGGAAGGGTGGCTCTACCACCCGGTGGCGCAAGATAAGGGCAGCGGTGCTGGAGCGTGACCAGCACCGCTGCACCTTACGGGTACCAGGTGTGTGCACCGTGGTCGCTGACCAGGTGCACCACCTGCTACCCCGAGCTGTGGCAGGCGATGACATGCGCTATCTCGTCGCTGCTTGTCGAGCCTGTAACTTGAAGGTGGGCGAGCCGTCGCAGCAGAAGCCCAAGCGGGTGTCGAAGTGGTGAGCTGGTCGGAAATGTCACCGTTAACATCTCCGACCGCGACCGCCGAAAAGTTCAGGATCTTGGAACCGGGAACAC